AGAAGCTGTTTGAGATGCCAGTAAATTGTCTTCTGATATTCCATATCATCATAAAATGGATCCATCGTAGGAGAAGGACGGTCTTGCTCTAGATGCTTTTCTAAGAGTTTAAGTAGCTGCTGAACCTCAAGCTCATTAAATTTACTGAAGCAGTGCTCGCATTGATATATTGGGTTAGTCATGTAATTCCTTATCTAAATAAGCTTAAAATGCAATAGGTAGGCTGATGACCTACTCGAATGCAATCCTGGTAGCGATATTGCTCTACGTAATAGAGGGCAAAGGTTAATGGGAGGACTATGCTTAGGGTTAGAATCATGGTTTTCATCCAAGAATTTCCCTCATAATTACAAACACTATTGCGCTGAATATACTTCCAATCAGGAACCCCAGTGCAATGTCTGGATTTTGTAATAGTTGCTTTAATTTAGATTTCACAATTTCTCCTCTAGCATTAATTCGCCCTGGATTGTAATATGTTTTCCTTTTAGGAGCGATGATGGACTTTGATATTAAGTTGGAATTAGAGAACTTAGATGCGTATCTGTATGGAGCATACTTAGCTTGCTCAGATGGGAATGCTTGTAGTGCCTTTCTATATGCCCGAACTATGATTAGCGAATTAATGATGAAACTAGAAGCTAGAGATTCAGATGAACTTCGAAAAGAAGCGTAAGCGCCAGAATGGTCGGCAGAGGCGTAATGAGTCTAAATATTGGATTTTATTTGATGAGTCAGATTACCTATGGGCTGAAGCAGGTGATAAGAACTATCGATCGCTTTTGAATTGGAAGACTGTCAGCTTCGAGGAGTTTGCTAGGGATTATCCTCATCCTGAAGTATTATAATCACTTCCTCAGTTCACATTTCAAGCAATGATGGTCATTGAATTCGAATTCCCAGTCGTGATCGCAGGATTCCTGAATCTTATGACTATCAAGCATAGATTGTACCTTGAGCTGAAGTGCTTCAGTCCCTTTGTCGCCAGGGTATCTGGCTATCCAGACGCATAGGACTACGTTGATGTCGATTAGCTCTTCTCTCGTAAAGTTATTCATAATTATAATTCACCTTGATGCTTTTCATTGCACTTCGTACATTCACGGGTATTATGTACGTCATCCCAGCAACTCCATTCGTGGTCGCAGTAGCTATCAATCATGCGCTGAACTTTATCGCGTAATTCAAAGAAGATAGGTGAAATTTTCATTATTCCTTGCTTTGTTGTTCTGTGAATAATGATATTCATTTCAAGTAAGATTATATTTAGCTCATCGTAGGTAAAGTCATTCATCCTGGTATCATCCCTTGAATCAATTTCAGTTTCACTGCGAAGGCTTGCTCGATTTCGTTGGCTACTTCTTCTAACTCATCATCGTAAATCTTTCCTTCCTGCTTATACTTCTTCAGGACTTCAAGAACTGTATCTCTGATGCTGAAGCCGTTGACTACAATATTGACAGGTAAATTAGCTGAATTGCTTAGGGTGTATCTTACGGGTTCTTCCCAGGTAGGTAGGGTCATAGGATTCCTGATGGTACGCCATTGAAGTGCTGATTCTAGACCATTTTCCTGATGCCGGGAATATGGTTAGTCGATTGTCTTTAGCTCTTGGGATTGCTGGTCATTAATTCTAGCTAGTAAGCCTTGAATCTCTTCTACTGACTTATATTCTCCGAATCTATGTAGCGCATTGGCGTAAGCGTCTGCTATGCGTATTAGCTGCATGATTTGCTGCTGGGTGATTATCATTGTTTCTCCTGGGTATGGTCAAGCTTGGCATTTTACCCTATCTGGAATTTCTTGGGAAAATTTTTTGCCTATATATATAGTATAAATACTGATGGTGGATTTTGCTCAGAGTGTTCTTAAAAAATATAGGAAGCTAAAGTGAGAATCTTTAAAAATAATTTTAGAAATTTTAGGGGTGAATTTTCTAGAATTTTAAGGGGTAAGTCTAAAATATAGTGCTGTATAAAATTTTAGCATGGTTTAGGAAAATGGTTTGGTATTGAGATGGGGAGGGCCCCACTCACTGCGAAGGGGGTCGATTCTCTGGGGTGTACCCCCTACTAAGCGGTAGATAGGTCAGCCCACCAGGGCTACGGCCTGCACCAGCACTGGGCTAGGCATGGTATAGCATAGGTGTAGTGTAACCATTGTTATGCTTACATCTATTAATTACACATTCATTATAGTGTAAACAATTTAATTTAATATCTTCTGTTGACATATGAAGCATAACCTATTAGCATCGTGCTCGAATTAATAACACGAGGACAATCTTATGAACATCGGTTACGTTAGAGTATCTACGCTTGAACAGTCAAGCACCCGTCAGCTAGACAATATCCCATTAGATATGAAGTACGAAGACAAGATAAGTGGAGCCACAAAGGATCGCCCACAACTCAATCTATGCTTGCAAGTACTACGAAAGGGCGACACCTTACACGTACATAGTATAGACCGACTAGCGCGAAGCCAGAGGCACCTATTGGAGCTCTTAGAGGATCTAATAGCAAGGCAAGTGACAGTACACTTCCACAAGGAGTCCTTAATATTCAACGGCCAAGGTGACTCGCCTATCTCAATGCTCTTACTACAAGTAATAGGTGCAGTAGCTCAGTTCGAAAGAACCAACATGTTAGAAAGAGTAACTGAGGGTATAGCAATGACTAAGATACATGGAACTAAGAGTGGTAAACCATTCGGAAAACAACCACTAGATATGACTAGGCGGGATGAAGCAATTGACCTATGCAAGCTCGGTAACAATATTAGTCAAATAGCAAAGATAATGAAATTATCGCGTCCAAGTATCTACAAGCTACTAAGTTAATGGCAACTATCTCTCTATATAGATGAATACTAGTGTAGCCATTGAATGGATAACCTTGGCTTACACTAGTAATCCTTATTATACTTCCCCTCAAGAGCTGCAATTTTTTCTTTCATCTCTTGAGTTTCTTCACTGTTCACGTTTTCTACAACTTGCTTCTCAACCCAACCATACTTAGCACCTTGAGTCTTGAGCAATAGAGCTTGTGACTTTTCATTCCCTTCAAGAGCTTGCATGGCAACCATTCTACTAATATCACCGACTGTAGTAGCTAAGCCAGTCTCAAGTTCATATGAGTAATGATTCCTAAGGGTTTCGGGATCCATTCGAATAATTTTAGCAATTACATGGTGAGGGATTCCGGCTACTGCAAGATCTTTGACTCGAATTCTCAGCAACTCAGTGGGTTGATGTTCATTACACATTGCCATGATGATTTCCTTTTCTAACAATTTCCAGTGTATATATCATTTACAACCTCGGCTAACATGGATTGTAAATTCTTAAGACGTTCAATCAAATCAGTGAGCTGATAAATTGACATGAAACTTGATTCAATTACATTATCATTTAACACAAGCTTAATCTCTCGAAGTTCAGGGGTTTGAGGCCAATAGTGTGAACGCAAATCTATATTCATATCAGGCTTTCTTACGCTTATATATAGCCCGTTTAGGGTCAACCTTGATAGATTCAACAGCTTTCTGAATCTCAGCACGGGGTACATTACCCTCAACTGGTGCTTCTTTCACGACTCTAGATACTCCGGCAATTAAATCCATTACGGGAACTTCAGGCACAGCCTCAACTAATTTAGGTTTATCGCCCTGCTTAATCTTACCGTCGCCATTACAAGAATTGCACTCACCGATCATACCGCCCAGCTTAGCAACCTTCTTTGAGCCCCTACAGCTAGGACATCTAATCAAATCTTCTGACATATCTTAATCCCTTAAACTCTATCAATTAGCCTAACTATACACCATTCGCAAAATAATTAAAATTAATTGCAATTACATGTTGACTATTAAACTTTAGTTTAATATAATGGCTGCATATTAACCAAGAGGACAATCACAATGCTAGAGACAATAGAGAATGTAATATGGGGTCTAATAGGCACAGCAATCCTAGGTTGCGGGTTAGCACTAGCGCTACAAGTTTCAGGGGTTGCAGCATGAGCTTCAAATCACTTCATTTAAACACAATAGGCGCTCTAATGAGCTTACAAGGTTTCATCAATAATGAAATTGCGAAACATAAAGCTTTAGGCGATGAATACCAGGTCAACCACTGGCTTAAATACCTTGAACAGATTGAAGGCTTAGAATCAGACCACTATTCAAGATATCAGGCGCTTAAGCAACAGGCAGCATAAATTTAACTTAAAGAGGACAATCCAATGATCATGAGCACAACAACAGACCTTAAAGACTTCGGATATCGTGAACTAGAAATTTTAGCTGACAGCATTAACTCATGGCTTGACAAGGGCCTACCAGAAGGCTTCGAAGAAAATGAAGTTCACCCAATGTTTAACCTAAATTCTGGCTATGTTTTCTTCACTAACTCAGAGTACCAAGTAGCCATGCTAAACGGTGACAGGCTAGAACTATTCTACACTTGCGGATCTTGCGGTCATGAAGGACTTAGGGAAGACTTTGACCATAATTCGAATGATTGCTGTAAAGAATATATGCAAGATTATGGTATTGATTTGAATGAGGATATCGCAGCATGAGCTTCATAATCGTAGACTGGGCTGGAAATCACCTATTCCAAGATAAAACTTTTGAAACCTTTGAGAATGGTTGGGATCACTTATATCAATATTTCGATGAAAATAGTATGGAATGTGACGAGTGGGCGCAAGAATATTTTGTAATTGAGAACTTATAATTTAATTTAATGGGGACAACCAAAATGATAATTACCGTAAACTTCAGAATGTTCCAAGATGCCTTCATAATTATGGGCCGTTCAAATCAGTTTAGCTACGCAGCTCAAAGAGCACTATTCGATTATCTAGAGGAAATTGAAGCTGATTCAGGACAAGAAATGGAATTAGACGTCATAGCCCTATGCTGCGAATTCATGGAAATTGACGAAGATGAAAAAGAATATAAGCAATATGTTGGCGAAGACGCAGATCGCGAGGAATTCATTATAGCTACATTGCCTTGCGGCGTGCTAGTGCAACAGGAGTAATCATGACACAAGAACTAAGCGAAGGAACAAAACTCATACTACATGCCTTACAATCAGCTGAATGCGGTAATTGCGTATATGAAGCATTACTTCAAATCCCTACAGAGAATCTACAACATATGGCAGATATGATAGAGCATATACTTGACTACAGAATGAAATTTAACTAGGGAGCACATAAAATGACAAAAGACGAATATATTGACCATGAACTGAGAATCAGAATGCTAGAGCACCTGAGTAAATCCATGAATTACAAGATGAATGCTCTAATAACTATTGCAATAACTGGCTTTGGAATGCCTATGTTGCTTAAATATTTTGGAGTCTAATATGCGAACTTATACACAAGAGCAACTCGATATAGCACTTTTGCAATCCAAAGATGATTCACAAGCCAGAACTTTGACACGCATAGAGGTAAGGCTTGACTCGATAGAATCTAACATTAAGGCGCAATATTCTAACTTTACGAATTACATTCTAGGGATTTACGGGTTAATATTAGCCGCCTCACTAGCTAGACTTGGAGGGATGATTTAATGCTGATAGATAAAGACATTTCAAGGCAAATCGAGCTTCAAATTGACCATGTGCTTGCAACCTATGAGGGAGATGAACTACGGATTAACCTACAAAATCTAGTAGAAAACTGGTGCCTGAGAGGCGCTGTAAGCGTGAAAATTCAATCAAAACTTTTAGAATTAGAGGAACTATGAGCAAAGAAGAACAACATAAAAATTGTCATGACGCTTTACAACACTTTCTTACTGAATCGGCTGACCATACGGATACTATAGCTAACTCACTTAAGACGATAATGGCCCAGTTCTATGGGCAAATAGGTAATGAACTTAGGAAAATAAAGCGAATTGAAGGCTTTATTACAGAGCTAGAATTAATCGATCTAGAAATTGAAATCCTAAGCAACTGCATCATGGACTTAGGTAAGTGTAAGCAATTTATCAAAAAGGGAGCAACAGTACAATGAACGAAAGACGGGGAATAATGAGCGGCTGTGAATACGCGATCGCGAAATTGAATACGATTAAGAAGTCACTGCTTAATCCAGATAATAGCCAGAATATCGATCTCTGGGCCATTGGAAGCCTGATAGTAATTCTAGCTAGCAATCTAATCTCTATCAGTGATGAAGTAATCACTCACGGCGTTGAAGATGGAATTCTAGACTCTAAGGCAGATTTAAGGGAAATTCAGCGCAAATTTAACGAATTCATAGACGAAATGGTGGGCCATGAATGAGTTTGCTAAGAATTTGCTTATATTGATTCTCAGAGATGCCCTTCCTTCTGAAAGTGAGCAAGAATTAGGTTATATAGCTGAGGCGCTATGTGAAGTCTTTGCAAGAAACTGTATTCCCAAACCTAAGGAACCAAAAGTGAATGAAGAATTACTAGCTTTAGTAGATAACGCAGCTGATCGCGATTACAACGATTTCAATATCCATCAAAATTCCGATGAAAATAAGGATTATGTGCGAGGCTTTAAGGCTGGTGCATTATTTTCGTCTCTGAAAATGAGAACGCAAATCTATGAACTGGAACTCAAGAAAGCTGACAAGTCCCAAGAGCCCCAAATTTACGCTACAACGTGTCTTTAATCCAAACCCTAGTCAATGTACTGCCTCTTCGAGATCTCGCCACCTGAGTAAACTGTGTGGCGAATATCGTATATATCTCAGCGTATCAGCGAATCAATTTCATCTTTAGGCTTATATCTAGCTCCAAACGGTGCTCGGTACTTAGCAAACATCCCATTGCGAAATTCAAGGTTGAGCTCAAATTGTCCAGACTCTAGGCGATTCTTCCTGCATTTGACTTGGAATACATGCTGAAACTCAGCGTCATGATTATCTTGATAGGGTTGATCGATACCTATCCACCATGAGGAAGAATGTACAGAGCCCATTGCTTCGGCTGCATCACTCGGTACAGGGCAGCGTTGACCTACTGGGCGAGTTTTAAATTCTCTATTGACCTGAATCAAGGCAATTACTATGCAATCTAGTTCGATAGACAAAGCTGCTAGGCGCTTAGCAATATTATTTTGCTCTAAGTCCTTGCGATCGAATCTGGATTTACTAGTTACAAGGCCAAGATAATCTACCACTATGACGCCAAGAGGTTTCTCTAGGGCTTGAATCCGTGAAATAGATTCTATCTGGTCAATTGTGATCATGGGGATTGAAACAATTTTCCCGCGCTTAGCTAGAATCTGAGCAGCATAAGCTTTCACGCGCTCATAAGAATCTTTACCCGTAGAGCCCAGCAGTGTAGCGATTCTATCCATCATTACGCGATTATGCATCTCAAGGTTAAAGTAAATCGAATCTTTATCCGGGAAAGCCTCCATGAGCTGATTAAGCAAGTAAATTGCAAAGAACGTCTTACCGTGCCCGCTTCTGCCAGCAATTGTAATTAATGCGCGATTAGGAACTAGAGGTAAATCTGGAATGTTCACAGCTATCAGGCTATCGTCAATCTCAGAGCTATAGAATTCCTCCTCAATGACCTGCTCATAGGATTTAACCCATTCATCAGCAATGGCGCTGCTAGATTGGCTTAGCTTCTGAAGATTCTCAGAGATTATGCCTAGAGCAATTTCAGGATCGGTTTCTGGGATCGCGTGATTCACCGCATCAATCAGGATAATGAACTGCTTGCGTAAGGTGCGATAGCGATTCAATTCCTCAACATCTGAGCGAAGCAAGTTAGGGGTATGATATTCATCTCTCAGAGATTCGAATATTGCACTAGAATTTGAATCCACATGAGCTGATAGGCTTACGAAGTCAAATTCTCTATTCGCATTAAAGCGCTCTCTAATCTGCTCAAAGACTAGCTTAGTCTCAATCTTGTAGAAGGAATCAGAATCTAGCTTAAGCATAGCTTGCTGAACGGGTAATAGCTTGGGATTCCCTAGAAACATTAATGCGCCTATTACGCGCCTCTCAATTTCAAGCGAATGCGGGGGTTCAACGTGAGATGTATGTTTCAAAATAAAATCCTTATTTAAAATTAAATTCGCCATTAATGAGTTTGGCTAGATTCGTCTCAGAGGTAATTGTCCTGAGATTATTTTGCCGAGTGTTACCTTGTGGAGTTACATAGGGTTTGAGAAATCCAGGATATTTAGATTTAAGTGCTCGCAGGAATTCCATAAAAGCTTGGTAAGTAAATTTCTCTTGAGAACTGGAGTATTTGGGCCAGTTTTTCTCCATTTTGATAAATTGCTTACTTAATTTAGAGTCTACAACTTTAATTCTAGGAGAATCCGGTAAAATTTTATGATAGATGGAAACTATGAACTCCTCATGCGTCTGTTTCTTTGGAATTACTTCGCCATCGCTAGTAGTAATATTTATATTACGTAATGAGTTAAGATCTTCTGGTATAGGTTTGTCACTTCTGACAAGGGTCTTGTCGGATCTGACAAGGGTGTCTAAAAATATGTCACGTAACTTCGGATAGTATTCTAGGCCTTTATCTGTAAGGGAATACCATAGAGTATTATCATATTTTTTCTTGTTAAAAGTGCTTGTAGTTATCAAATCAAGCTCGATGCAGTCCTTGATTATCGTGCGAATGTTTCGCGTAGACCAGAAGCCGAAATATTTAACGAAATCTTGAATGGTATTGTAAGACCAGTAGCGGCCTTCATGATAATTGCGTTCTTCAGGATCAGTTTTAGATGCATTATAGCGTATCCATCCGGCTAGGTTTGCAATGAAAATACAGAGATTGGCGTCCTTGGTATCAATCATTAGCTGTTCATTTATGCTTAGGTTCATGTTATTATTTCCTTATGTTGCGTCTAAACGTGACATTGTCTGTGACGACATTAGTTAAAATAAAGCGACATGCTGGCAGGCAACTTAATCGCTTTAACCATTCTTTAGGGCAGGATGCCCTTACTTATTCTAACATATTGGTACAATTCTACCTCGCAAATCATGGTATAAGTTATTGCTATGGAACGTAATTTAAAATTAGTTTGAAATATATCTGATGTAATGCTTGATTTGAGCGCGGTATGATGTATAATTGTATTCATGTGATGAAGTCCAAAGTTCATTGCTGAAGTTCCCTTATCGAGCGTCATTAACTCGTAAGATTCGTTTTCGTCTGGGCGGGACTACAACTCCCGCTCTAGATTAAGTCGCTAATTTACCTCACAATTGTCTGAAATTCAATCGCTAAATCCAAATAATTGCATAAATCCATTAAGTTAGGGCAAATCTTTCTCGGGGAAAATCTCCTTCGTAATCTTATCTAGGGCTAAAAGCCATAGAAGTAAGATCAGCGATGCAATCACAATTATCAGCCAAACTGGTAGCAAGTTAGTCGATATAGTCCAGGGCAAAATTATTCCTTGAAAGAATAAAAATGCCAGGAAAAATAGTACTGTCTTGAAAATCTTTATCCTCATTTTTTCCCTCCAAGATTGATGAATGGCATGGAGCCACCAGCATTAGTCGTAGGAAGACGTCCATCCCATTTTAGGATTGCCTGATATGAGACAAATTCAGGGGTTAGACTATCAGCAAGAATCTTATTAGCCTGAGCTTGAGACTCTGCATTCAAGGTAATCTGAGCTGCATTAGCTTCAGCTTCAATAATTCGCTGCTGAGCCATAGCCTTAGCCTCTACAATAGTCTTCTGAGCCTGAGCGCGAGACGTAGCAATTTCATTTTCAACCTTGATAGCGTTCTGTGAAGCTTGAATCTTGGCACCGATAGAATTCCTAACCATCTGAGGAAGTACAAAGGAGCCAATAAGGTAAATCTTGTCAACGTTAATACCATTTGACATAGCGTCCTTAATGACTATGCGATTCACTTCCGAGATGAAATGCTCCTTCTTCGAGCCATAGATTTGATCCACAGTCATCGTGCTAGCAACCTCATTCATAGCATCACGTACCATGTTATGCAGAAAGGTATCTGTAATCTCATCAATTCCCAGGCGATACTTGGTAAAGACCTTGACAATATTATCCGGCAAGATTTGGTATGTAATACCTGCATCAGTGGTAATCGTAAGACCTTCAGAGGTTTGCATGGTAATAGCTTGAGATTCAATCCAGGAGCGATTTTGCAGAAAGGTTGGAAATAGATACATCTCTTTGCTCCAACCGAGATAGTATCTGCCTACACCAGCCGATTCCTCAGAGACTCCTTTCTCACTGCCGTAGAGATTAACTATTACGCCTCTATATCCTGCTGGGACTCTGGTTAGATTACAAGCTATATATACGGCTGAAATGAATGTAATTCCTGCAACAATTCCCACTTGAATCTGATGCTTTAATTTCATGTAAATCCTTATAATTAATTTCTGTGACGCAATTCCTTAGGGTCAATCTCATCAGGCATGAGAATACCTTCCGTAAGCTCGGCAATGCGATACTGCTGAATCAAGGGAATATAACCCTGTTTCTTCCACCTAGTCATGTTCTGCGGAACGATTTTAAGCTCCTTGCAAGCCCTATAAAGTGTTCCGAAATATTCTGCTGTTTCTGTAATTGTCATAGTGCACCTCGATGCATAGTCTACCATCAAATCCTTTTGATTTAAACTTAAGTTTAATATATAATGATGGCTTAGAAAAGGAGTTTCTATGTTAACGGAAGAACAGCGAGCCAGAAGGCTTGAAGGGCTTGGAGCCAGCGATTCCAGTATCATCATGGGCTACAGCAGCTACAAGACGCCATATCAACTCTATCTTGAGAAGATTGGCACGATTTCATCAGACGAAGAAGAGACTGAGCAGCAGTATTGGGGAAAGATGCTGGAGAAGGTTATCATTCAGCGCTTTGAAGAAGACACCGGATTCAAGGTCACCTTTCCAGATACCATTTACCATCCAGAATACCCATTCATATTCGCGAACCTTGATGGCTGGATAGAATCAGAGAAGGCAGTAGTCGAAGCCAAGTGCGTCAACAGCTTCCAGAAGCGCGAATGGGAACATGGCCCTCCTCTAGGCTACCTCATCCAGATTGCCAAGCAGTGTATCGTTACCAATGCAAATTATGGCTACTTCGCAGTGCTAGCCGGAGGCATGGAATTCTTCATGTGCCGCTATGAGCGTGATGCTGGGCTTGAGGCGCTTATCATCGAATCAGATCTAGAATTCTGGTTCAAGGTGCATCATAAAATTGAGCCTGATCCGATTAATACCTCAGATTGCCGATTAAAGTTTAATTCACCTCATCCCGACAAGGTTGCACAGAGTACCTATAGGACTAGTAAGGCTCTAATTGACCTGCAGAATCTCAAGCTCAAGCTAAAAAATTTCGAGATAGAAGAGGATTCCATCAAGATGCTGCTTATGTCTCACATGGGCAATGCTGAGTATCTTGTAGGCCAAGAGGGTGAAGTTCTAGCCACATGGAAGGCTAATAAGAAGGGAACACGAGTTTTCAATATTAAGTGAGGGATCACATGAGTACATCAGAATTAGCAGTGGTTAAGGAGAATCTTCCGCAAGAGCATCACATGAGAATGACTAAGCTGGATGACAGTCTATTCTCGAAGGAGTTAGCACCGCATTATATGCAATTAGCATCCAAGTTAGCCTCATCCGAGATGGTTCCAAAGTGCTTCAGGGGAAAACCCCAAGACTTATTCATCGCATGGGCCATGGGACATCAGATTGGCATATCACCTGAGCAAGCAATGCAATGTATTGCTGTAATCAATGGTAAGCCCAGTATGTGGGGCGATGACATGCTGGCTCTCTGTATGGGCCATAAGGATTTCGAGGACATCATAGAGGAGCCAATTCAGGGCTCTAATGGAGTTACAGGATTCCGATGTACTGTGAAGCGTAAGGGGCGAGCTGACAAGGTAAGTGAATTCACTCTGGAGATGGCGAAGAAAGCTGGATTACTCGGCAAGCAAGGGCCTTGGACGCAATACCCGGAGAGGATGTTGAAGCTCAGAGCCCGTGGCTTTGCTCTCAGAGACGCCTTCCCAGATGCCCTGAAGGGAATCAAGCCTAGAGAAGAGGTAGAAGATTACATCGATGCAGAATATAAATCTATGGATGCTAAGGGCCTTAGTCGGACTGAGCACCTGAAGCAAGATTACCTAACTAAGACAGGGAAGCAAATTGATGAGACGACTATGCGATTGGATGCTGTTGATGTACCTCATATGGATTCTGAAGCGGCAGAACCGCACGAAGTCTCTAGAGAAATGGATGAAACTGGAGAGGAAGCGCTTGACTGCTATTCTGAGATTAAGCGACTCATCGAAGAAACAGGCTTTACTGAAGAGCGTCTGCTGAAGGCATTAGTCTACTATGAGGCTGAGAGCATTGAGGCTCTGAATCCAGAATCTGCTAGGCACTTTATCGATCAATTAAGGAAGTAATATGATTAATTTGGCTCAAATCATGGGGCGGGTAGGGAAGATTAGCACCACTCCGATGCAATCTGGCAGCTCTGTGACTAATATCAGCATGGTTACGACTAAGAAGTACGTGAAGAACGGTGAGAAGGTTGAGAAGGTGACTTGGCACAATGTGACTTGCTTTAATAAGCTATCTGAGATTGCGGAGAAGTATGTGGCTATAGGGGATTTACTCTATATTCAAGGTGAAATGGATAGCTCGAAGTATACTGGGAATGATGGCATTGAGAAGACTAAGAACTTCATTATCGCTCATGAGCTGAAGTTGATTCCTAAAGGGAAATCTCAGGGGCCTGAACCTAAGGGGCAGAGGGATAATGGAAGTAATGTTCCCTTCTCTGATGATGAATGTCCATTCTAATTTACTTGACATTAGTGCTCATAAATATGATACTACGGTCAGAGCTCGACTAGCTTGCCGTCTTCGCCTTAGGGTATGGTAAATAGTTTCTGTGCCGTTGAATTAAAGTAAATCCCATAATAAGAGAATAATGAAGACATTCTGGATTTACTTTAATTTAGCCCAACCCGATATAGTACTTCATAGTCTCAATAGCTTCCTCAGCTCCATAGCATATACAGCTATAATATCCGACTTCAGATACTCGCTGGATGAAGGCTTTCTGCTCTGGGGTTGGCTTACCTATCGCGGATTTCATTTCAATGAAGAGCCCATGGTAGCCGCCTGAGGGCCATGCCATGAAGAGATCGCTTG